GCAATCACTGTCGCTTAGTAGAAAGGCGGCTTTACCGCCATGGCTACTTACACCGTCACCCATAAACAACTGATTGATAACTACGCCGTACTTCAATTACTGACCCCCACAGAAATTGAAGTCGGCCAATCAATCACGGTTGCAACGGTTGGCGCACCCTTCAATGGAACTTTTGTTGTGGTGTCGCTTCCCGAATATTTGTATGTTGGCACTGACAGCGAAGGTGATTTGGATTTTGACGCATTCACACCAATTCCAAATCAGGTGTTGTTTGCCTGCACGGGAAGCGATGTTCAACGCGGCGCGGCAACTGGCACAGTTACCTATGCCCCTGTTTGCACCTGGATCACAGTTAACGACATAGCCGATTGGTTGTATCTTTCAACAGCAACAGCCGCTGATCAATCTTTCTTGACGATTGCGGCGGCTGCAGCTAACCAGTTTGCATTTAGAAGGAGACAAGAAAGCGGCTATTTTGATTCGCTCAGCACCGTTCCATCGCAAGATGTGAAACTGGGAACAGTGATGTACGGCGGCGCGCTTTACCGCCAGCGCGGTTCAGTGGATGCTTTTGCATCATTTAACGAAATGGGAAGTCAGCCCCCAATGGCGTTGTCAGGCATGGTCAAACAGTTGCTTGGCATTGAACGCCCCCAGGTTGCCTAATGCCCACCGCATACACCGACCTTTTAAACAAAGCGTTGGACAGTCTCGCCACCACTTTGAACACCATTACCCCGGCCATACCAATTGTGACCGACCCCAGGAACATTCAGGGTGCTTGTGCATTCATTAACGCCCCCACCTTCACGACACCGTTAATGAAAAATAAGCGCATCCAATTGACCTTCCCTGTTCAACTGATTGTTCCTGGGCCTTTTAACCTTGACGCACAGCGCAAACTGTTGAACATGACCGCCCAAATGCTGGGGGCCAATGTGGCAATCACGGAAGGCCGGCCAACATCCATAGAGATTGGTGGCGCGTTGTACCCTTGTTATGAAGTTATTGTCAACATGGAGGCAAGTTCACTATGAAGTTAATGATTATGTCCAGCAAGGTTGGCAAGGTGGGCGACTACTTTGAACCGGCCGAAGGAATCAATGTCCAGGCTTTAATTGACGGCGGTTTCATTGCCTATGAGCCTGAATCCACCGACACACCCAAAAAATCATCTACTATCAAGAAAACACCTAAGGAGTAACAAATGGCCACTTCAACTTATCTTTCTAACCTGTCAGCATTGACCGTGAACAGCGTTTCGCTGGTGGATCAATGCACAGGCATTGTGTTTACGCAGTTGCGCGAAGCATTGGACAAAACCACGCTGGCCGACACTGGCCGCACCTACACGGGCGGCTTGTACAACAACGAATGCACCATGACACTTTTTCAATCATATGCAGCTAGTGAGACTTACCAAACACTTGCATCCATCGTTGGCACACAGACAACAGTCGTTGCAACGGTCATTGAAGGCGCAGTGACAAAAGTATTCACCCTGGCCAACTGTTACTTGGAATCCATGCCAGTTATCAATGGCGCGCTCGGAGAACTAAGCACCGTAGATTTGACCTTCACGGGTGGCGCGCTAAGCGTCAGTTGATCACGGCCATCACTTGGCCCGACACAAGGAGACAAAGTGAAACTGAAATTGAAAGTTACCCCTACACCAGGGGATGAACCAATCATTGTTACAACAAACCTGCTTTGCATTGCAGAATGGGAAAAGCAAGAGAATCGCAAAGTGTCTGATGGCCGCGGAATCGGTGTCATGGACATGGTTTTCTGGGCGCACTTCATGTTGAAAACAACCAGTTACAAATCCAAACTGGGTGCTACACCAAAGTTGTGGTTGGAATCCAACCCTGACATGGAAATTGAAGCGGTGGACATGACAAACCCAAACCCTACGGGCGCGGAACCTACCGAAGGCAACTAGCAGAACTTCTAGTTTCAGTAGGGTGGTTTCCGCCGCACATAGAGTTTGATACACGCGACCTTCAAACAGTTATTAGTGTTCTTAACGAACAAGCGAAGGAAAGGCGGCAACGATGACACAGGCAACTATCAAGGTTTACGGTGTCAAGGCTGCTTTAAAAGAACTAAACAAAATCAACCCAAGTTTGCGCCGCCAATTTACAAAACGGTACAAAGACATTGTGAAACCAGTTTTGCAACAAGCCAAATTGGATTTTCCGAAGTCACCGCCACTTTCAGGCATGGGCCGGCCGCACACTCGCCTAGGAGGCTGGGACGGCGGTTTGGTGGCAAAGGGCGTGGTTGCCAAGATTGACACGCGCAAAGGAAGAAGCGACAATGTGGGCGCATTCTTTATTGTGCAAAAAACGGGCTGGGGATCAATCTACGACATCGCCGGCCGTAAAAACCCTGGATCACAATTTGTTCAAAACCTAGCAGCCAATGGTCATGGTTCAGCATCGCGCGTGATGTGGCCAGCATATTTACAGAATGCCAATCAAATTCAACTAAGTGTGCTTGACTTGGTTGGCGATGTAATGGAAGAAACAAACAGAAAATTGATAACTGATGGCAATTAGAATTCCAATCATTTCGGAATTTAATCCGAAGGGCGTAGCCGCAGCCAAAGCGGAATTTGCATCTTTGGAGGGTGCAGGTTCCAAAAGTATGTTCCTGTTGCAAAAAGCAATCCTGCCGGCCGCCGCCGCTATTGGCACATTCACTTCAGTTATTGCACCGGCCATTAGAGCTGCTTCAGACTTTGAAGAATCCACTTCCAAAGTCAATGTCATTTTCGGGCGCGCTTCCAAAAGCGTCAAGGATTTTGCCAAGGATGCCGCTGTTTCGTTAGGGCAATCCCAACAAGATGTGTTGAATGCAGCTGGCACATTTGGCACATTTGGCAAAGCCGCAGGTTTAGCAGGCGAAGATTTAAGCACATTCACAACCGACTTTGTGACGCTTTCAACTGACCTGGCATCATTTAACAACACCACCCCTGAAGAAGCAGTGCTGGCCATTGGGGCCGCTTTGCGCGGCGAGTCAGAACCCTTGCGCCGTTTCGGTGTTCTCCTTAACGATGCCACCCTGAAGCAAGAAGCCATGACCCTTGGCATTTATGACGGCAAAGGCGCATTGACCGCCCAACAGAAAGTGTTGGCCGCACAGTCAGCAATCTACAAACAAACAGGGGACGCACAGGGCGACTTCTTGCGCACATCCGATGGGCTGGCAAACAGCCAACGGACACTTAGCGCAATTATGAAAAACTTCCAGATCCAACTGGGTCAACAAATGCTTCCAGCAATGACCGACTTTGCAAACGGCCTTGTAGATATTTCCACCGCATTTGGGAAAATACCAACCCCATCAGATGACGCAATGAAAAAAATTGGTTTGTTCAGAAAGATTGTTGAAAGCGCAACCAACAGCGTCAGTTTTTTTATCAACGGAATCAGGCTCATTGGCTCAGGGTTCTTTGATGCCAAAGAAGCAACAGGCGCATACAACCAGGCAATGGGCCTTTCAAACCAAGCACAAATGCGCGCCGCTGATGCCGCTGGAATCTTCAACAGAAAATTTCAGGAAACACCGCCAGCCATCACAGGCGCAAAAAAAGAAGTTGAATCATTTGCTGCAGCTTTAAAAGAAAAACTTTCTGATGCAGTGGACGCAGCCAAAGACAAACTGGAAGATGCCAAAGCCGAATTTGCAGACTTTGCAACCAGCGTTTCCGATGCTGTTTTAGGGGCGTTAGATTTTAACAAAGCGTTGGAAGATGGTGATTATGGTTTTGCAGGATTCCTAGAGAACCTACGAAAGCAAGTCAAAGGCATTGAAGATTATTCCAGCAACCTTGAAAAAGCGTTAGCCGCTGGGTTGTCTAAAGATGCTTTGCAATATGTGTTGGACGCAGGGAATGTGGCCGGCGCAGAAATCGCTTTGGAACTTATCAAAGGCGGCCAGGTTGCCATTGATGAAACAAACGCTTTGGTGGATTCAGCCAAGGCAGCTGCCGACAAGATTGGTTTAAACGCGGCAACGAAGTTTTACCAAAGCGGTGTTGATTCGGCCCAAAAAATGGTTGATGGCATCACGGGCGAACTTGACAAGATGACCCCGAAATTGATGAAGAAGATGGATGAGATTGCCGCCAAAATGAAGCGCAATGTGAACATTGATGTGGTAATCACGGAACGAGTCAACAAAATCATTTCCACTTTCAGCGGAGAGATTCCAAAAATGGCTGAAGGTGGCATTGTAAACCGGCCAACCTTGGCTTTGATTGGTGAAGCAGGCCCCGAAGCAGTTGTGCCATTATCCAAAATGGGTGCAGGCGGCGGCGGTGATGTCAACATCAATGTGAACGGTGGAATGGCTACATCAGCCGAGATTGGGCAAACCGTATTGAATGCTTTGCGCGCCTATCAGCGTTCGGCAGGGCCGTTGAATTTGAACATTGCATGAGCGGCTACGCGGTTTTAGATTCGGGCAATTATGACCTGCAAATTGCCACAGGATTTTTGGTTGACGCTTTCACCCTGGATGATCCTGTCCGTGGCCTACTAGACGATCCTAATTATGTGCTGGACGGAACAACCGAATTTGCATCCGTCTTGGAATCCACTACAAACATTGCGGTGAAACGCGGCCGGCGTGACACGGGTGACCAGTTCAGTGCTGGCACAATCACTTTCAATATCACCGATGTGGATGGCATTTTCAACCCGTTTGATGAAAATTCGCCCTACTACAACACTGAAGATTCACAACCAGGGCTTGCCCCAATGCGCGAATTGAAGTTGATTCGGTACGATTCTACAAATACCGCTGAACTGCTTTTTTCAGGATATGTGGTCAATTATGACTACAACTTTGGTTTGGGAGAATTGGACACTGTGACCGTGTATGGCGCGGATCAGTTTTATTTGCTGGCCCAAACCTACCTAGACGAATACAATCCAACAGCCCAACTTTCAGGCCAGCGGATCACATCAATTTTGGATTTGCCTGAAGTAAATTTCCCAGCTGCACAACGAAACATTGCCACAGGCACAGTCAACCTTGGACATGATGCCGCATATACCGTTTCCGCAGGCACAAACGCCCTGGCCTACATCACACAAATAAACCAAACAGCCGAATTTGGGCGCGTGTTCATGTCCCGTGAAGGTGACTTCACATTCCAAAACCGTATCGGCAACACCCTTTCAGGCCCCGTGGCCGACTTCCACGATGACGGAACAGCCATCCCCTACACGGGCTGCGGCATATCGTTCCAGGCTGACGCAGTAATCAACCGCGCCGTAGTCACAGGCTTAGACGGGAAAACAGCAACCGCTGAAGATTTGGGATCAATCGCCCAATACTTTATTCAAACGGCCAACATTGGCAACAGCCTTCTACACACACAAGGCGAAATAGACACCGCCGCCGCATACCAAATTTTTCCACAACCTGAACCACGGTTCACCACCGTTGAAACCCCATTCTTGGCATTGACCACCCCACAAAAAGACACTTTGGCAATAGTGGAAATTGGGGACACCATCGCCGTAGAAAAAACTTTTCCTTCGGGCGTGACCACAACCAGCCTGGCGCAAGAATTAGCAGTGGAAGGCATTGAACATTACATTGACTACCAATCCGGCCACCGCGTCATTTACTTCACAAGCCCAACTACCGTTGTGTATGAACTGATTTTGGACGATATTTTGTACGGAATTATTGACGCAGATAATGTGCTGGGTTGATCTAGGATAGGGGACATTATGGGAGCCAACGCACAAATAGCAGTTCCAGCATTTACCGCTGGGCAAATACTAACTGCCGCCCAACAAACGCAGATCAACACAGGAATCCCTGTTTTTGCAACTACAACAACTAGGGATGCTGCTTTTGGTGGTGCAGGTGAAAAGACACTGGCACAAGGCCAATTTTGTTATCTTGAAAGCACAGGCAAATTGCAAGTTTACACAGGAAGCGCGTGGTCAAATGTGGGCAGTCAAACACAGGTAACAAGATTTACGGCAAGCGGAACATTCACACCGCCAACAGGCGTAACTTACGCGATCGCACACATTCGCGGCGCAGGTGCTGGAATAGGTAGCAATGTCGCTGGCACTGGTGGCAGTTCATCGGTTGCATTTGCTAGCGGCACAATTACGGCTGGCGGCGGTGCAGCCATAACTCCAGGTACTGGTGCTTCAACAATTTTTAGCACTGTAGTTCCAGCCAACAGCGGTTCATCTGCGGTAGGTGCAGGTATCGCGCCAGGTGGATTTGGTTATCCTCAGAACGGTGCTAACGGTGCAGAAATTGTTGCAGGCGGCGCAGTAACCGCTGGTGTCGGAATAACCGTTACTATCGGCGCAGGCGGTACGGCTGGCACAAGTGGCAATGCTGGTGGAGATGGTTACATCTGGATTGAATACGAGGTTTAAAACATGGAACAAACATATGCACAAATAGAAAATGACATTGTTGTCAATGTCGTTGTTGCTGACGCTGCATGGATAGCAGAACAGCCTGGCGAATGGATTTTGTACACTCCTGAAAACCCTTGCGCTATTGGTTGGACTGTAACAAATGGTGCTTGCGATATTCCACCGCCACCACCCCCGTTTGTTTATCCTACGGTTTAATGCGTTGGGCTAAATACGCGGCCCTGCTTTTTATGGTTGTGGTTGTCGCGGTGGCAGTCAGTGGATGCTCAGATCGTGAGCGTTTTAACTGCATCCGCGTTAACAACGAACGGGTGACAACCCCAACAAATGTTGAAGTAGGAACGGGGCGTTGTGCCTAGATACACCAACGATGAAATTAAAGCGCGGCTGATTCTCATGGTCGGAATCGGGCTTACACTTGCTTTTGTTGGATCAATCTTCACGCTTTTGTACGGCCTTTTATTTGTGACACAGCCTTTGGAACAAAGCCCAAATGACGCTGAAGCGTTCTCTGTGCTAAATCCAATGCTGATGACATTGTCAGGCGGCCTTATAGGATTACTAGCGTCCAATGGTTTGAAAACCAAAGTGAAAGGCAAAGACGATGAGACAGAGTGACAAAGCAATCTTGGCTTCATACGCGCGTTCCGCTGTTGCCGCTGTGGTGGCAGTTTATTCAACGGGTGCAACTGATCCAATGGATTTTGTGAAAGCTGCAATTGCCGCATTGATCCCACCAGTTTTGCGTTGGGCAAACCCGAAAGATCCAAGTTTTGGCCGTTCCGCATAAACGCAAAGTAGTTTTGCCAACGGTTTTGGCACACTGCAAACCAGGAGAATTGCCAGCAAACATGTTGGTAGAAGTAAAGCCCTACGGAAAACTTTTGTTTTCTGCAGCTGACGCATGGATGGCTTTTAAACAGCGCGCCCATCAGGAAGGAATTGCAGTATTCAAGCCGGCCAGCGCAAATGATTGTTACCGATCCATTGCCACCCAAACCATTGCATGGAATGACCGCATGACCACCGAACCACTACCAGGCGTTACCCCCAGGGTGTACCAGGGCAAAAACTTTTACTTGAAACCAGGCAAAGCCCCAATTGCACAACCAGGAAAAAGCAATCACAACTGGGGAATTTCTGTTGATGTCCACACTGCATCGGGCGAACGATTTGAATTCATGAAAGCCCACGCCCTGGAATACGGTTTTACTTGGGAACTGGATTCCGAACCGTGGCACATAAACTATTTTTGCGGTGATCGTGTACCTGAGGCAGTCACAGCATGGAAAAACTGGAAAGCCTTGCAATAACCATTTCCATTGTTTAGGGTGGAACCACCCGATGAAAGGAAATTAATTATGACGCTTACTGCCCCCAAAATCATTGCTGGGCTCATTTGTACCTTGTGGGGCTTTGCGGCTCTCCTAGGCCCTCAGAATGCCCAATCCGAGCCTTCTAGTAGCACCATTGACCTAGCCCCCTACCTGATAGAGCCGGCCGCAACCACCACTTCCACGATTGTTTGGATTAACCCCGAATCTGACGCTTGCGAACAATTCTCAGGATTAGCCGTCAATATGGGTTGGCCCATCAAACAACGCGAAATGCTAAAAAAGGTCATGTTCCGCGAGTCCAGGTGCATTCCAATCGCCCACAACAAAGCAGACACAGTGGGGCAATCGTATGGACTTCTACAAATTAACACCTTTTGGTGTCAAAGCAAAAATTCGTTTCTTCAAACACGCGGCGTTCTAACCAGCTGCGAATCCCTGTTAGACCCCAACATTAACCTTCAGGCTGGATTGTTAATTTGGCAAAATTCCCGTTGGAATCCGTGGGGTGGTAAATGAGCGAAGGCGTTGCATGGAACCAGGGCGAACTGTCCGAAGATACACGCGAAATGATTCGCCAGCAATCATACAAAAGCCATGAAATGGCAGTGTTCAATCTGATTGACGAAATCTTCCGACCACTTTACACACCGCCGAAGCAGACCGATAACCATTTGTTGCGCGGTCTAAGAAACATGCTTATAGATTTTCAGTTAAGTGGCCAAGATGACTACGCGGAATGTGTTACTTTGGCAATTGAAGCCCTTGGTGGCGTAGTTAAACCCGACTAGAGAAAGAAACCCGACATGAGCGAACAACTTGAAATGTTCACAACCACTTTGGGCTTGGCTGGACAAAAAACACGGCCGGCCTTAGATAGCCCAACAGTTGCCATTGCGAACAATGCACCTGACACATCACGCGAAGCAGGCGAAAAAGCCAAATCTCATTCAGGGAAACAACGCGAACTGATCCACTTTTGGATTAAGTGGGCATCAAAAAGCGAATCAAACGGCATTACTGCCGATGAACTTTCCGTTTTGTTGTTGCTTCCAGCCCAATCAATTTCGGCGCGCATCAATGGCCTTCACAAAGATGGCTGGATTGTTGACAGTGGCAAACGCAGGAACACCCGTTATGGCAGAAAAGCAATTGTCTGGAAGGCAAATTGACCAAATTTGGGCGATACATCCCATCCGATTACACGCTAAAAAAGCGTGAGCGAACCATCAGAACAATCAAAATTGACAACGAAAGACGCGAAAAGGCAAAAAATATGGCATTTGATTTAAGCAACTACGAAACCGTTGAAACCCGTTTGACCAGGTTTTGGGAAACATTCCCTGAAGGTCGGATTGAAACGACACTGATGAACTATGACGGTGAATCCTGCATTGTTCGGACAGTAATTTGGAAGCACCGTGATGATGCACAGCCAACGGCCACAGGTTATGCCCACGAAATCCACAGTGACCGTGGCGTGAATGCCACTTCATTTGTGGAAAACGGAGAAACCAGTTCAATTGGCCGTTGCCTGGCCAACATGGGGTTTGCGACACAAGGCAAACGACCATCCAGGGAAGAAATGCAAAAGGTGGAACGCCTGTCCACAAACACCGCTGTAGTGGGCTCAGGGACGCGCGTAGAACGACCACAAGCGACACAACCAGCATTTGCCACACCGAAACAACAGAATTTTATTAAAGCCCTGGCAAAAGGCAAAGAATGGGACGAAGGAAAAACGCTAGAAGAGCTGCACTCTTTGCTAGGTGTCAACGATGTGATCCTAGAAACTCTGTCAGGCTCACAAGCCAGCCGCGTGATTGAAGCTTGGAAATGACCGAAGCCGAATTTAAAGACATCATCATTAGCGTGGCGAAACGCTACGGATGGTTAATTCACCATGATCTGCCTGCACAAAATTCCCGTGGTCGGTGGGCAACACACATTCAAGGTGATGTCGGTTTCCCTGATTTGGTATTGTTGCACCCCCACAGCGGAAAACTTTACATTGCAGAACTTAAATCAGACAAAGGCAAACTGACACCTGGACAAAAACGATGGTTAACTGCATTTGAAAACGCTGGAATTTACAACACAGTATTAAAACCAAACGACATGGAATATGCGCTTTATTTGTTAACTAATCACCACCTATGACACTTACAGTGGGAAGTCTCTTTAGTGGAATTGGTGGTTTGGATTTAGGTTTGGAACGCGCAGGAATGAAAGTGATATGGCAATCAGAAATTGATCCATATTGCAACAAAGTTTTGAAAAAACATTGGCCGAAGGTGGTAAATCATGGAGACATCAAAAAAATTGACTGGGCAACCGTTGAACGACCTGACATTATTTGCGGTGGATACCCTTGCCAACCATTTAGCCTTGCAGGACAACGAAAAGGAATTGATGACCCAAGACACCTTTGGCCTTGGGTGCGAACAGCCATCAGCGAACTACGACCCAGTTTCGCAATCCTGGAAAATGTCCGAGGACATCTCACTATGGGGGGATTGCAGGTCATTGGAGAACTTACCGAAATCGGGTATGACGCGGAATGGCGCGTTGTTTCCGCAAGCGGATTGGGTGCGCCCCATCGCCGAGAAAGGCTCATCATTGTGGCCTACCCCCACGACACAGGAAGTGGAACACCCGAACGCGGAACTGACATCAACAGGACGCAGGAAATCAAAGAACGGGAAATCTTCACACAGCCTGGGTTTAGCCGATGCAGTCCAAATGTGGCCAACACCGACAGCGAGCAGCTGGGGGAACGAAGGATCACGAAAAATGCTAGACCGACATGTTCAATCTGGGAACATAACGGAAGACGACAAACGCCGTATGACGGCTGGCAATGGTGGGAAGTTGAACCCCGAATGGGTCGGGTGGCTGATGGGATTCCCCACAGGGTGGACAGAC